CTCGCCTATATTTCTTAACCCCGTATAGGTGGGGGGTGGTAGAGGCGACCTAAGATTGGTCATACCTCTACCCTGCATTTTACTCACACTTTAATCCTCTACTGCCGTAATCCCATAATTCGTTGCAGTAGTCTTCTTCCCACATTCCTCTATGTGCTTTATAGTCTCTTCCTCTCTTCTTATTTATTAATATTTGAGGTATCTTTCTGGTTTTATCTAAGAAACTCATTGTCTTTCTCAGATTTTCTGGTTGTGTGGGCCACATTTTATCTATAATTGTTGTTTGCAATGTGGTATATAAATCAGTGTTCATTATCATTTTATTTATTAAATCTTTAACTTCTATTTCCGTAATATTCCATCTTCTTTTTAACAGGGTTAGAAATGCATCATTAAACGAACCTTTTCTCTTATCTACTCTTACGGAATATTGATGATGTTTTTCGTACGCCTCTTTTGCTGTGCCTCCCAGTCTTATTAGCATAAGCGCGTAATGTGTTAAAAACTCTATATCGCCGCACCATGTTAACATAGCAATTCCATCTCCCTTACTCAAGCTCTGGTTTAAAAGTTTTTCTGCATTGATATTATTCTTATTATTACTTAATGTATAAGGGTTCAGTTGTAGTAGTCTGTTAGGTTTTTGGATCATCTTAATATTACCTTCGTTATTGATAAGGAAATTACATGATAGATACTCAGCGTCAAATAGTGAATCGAAAACCTCTATAATCTTAGCTACTTGGCCTAATCCATGATTCTTAGCATCAAGAGTTGGAGCGTATACCCATCTATATGCTGAGGCTTTAAAATCGTCAATACAGTCCGACTTCATAATGGAAAATGTATCATCACCACATACTTCCACAAAGTAATCTTCCCCTTCTACCATTCTAGCTTTGTGACATATAAATTTGAAATATGATAACTGTCTTATTGTATTTCCTTGACTCGTATTCATCTTCCCTGAGGGCTGAGTTCCATCTATCTCATATGTGAAATTCTTGCCTGTTACTACCTGATAATTCGTGGATAATGCCTCATGAACGTCATCTAATATACAGTAAGAACCTATTTCTAATTGGCGTATACTTATGGCTTTCATATATACTGGTACGTCGGTTATTTCCATAATTCTTACATCCTGGCATGAATCAAAAGCGCTTCCATCTATACATACTACTTTGTAATCGGGTATTATCTTAATCCATCTTTCAAATTTCTCGCATCTCTGTTGATAGCTTAGACCGCTACCATATCCTTCAAATGCTGTTTTACAGCAGCTACTAACAAAGTCTATAATGGGTCCTGTTATTACTTTGATTATATTATCTTGCTCGGTAATATTTCTACATTTAATCTTTGGTTCTTCTGCTGAATAATCTACATATACTTTCTCATCAATTTTATTAAAATTCTTCATCTTCGTAGTTCTTTTAGTAAATGAATCGCCTCTCTTCCAATATGTCATTCCTAAGTATTCGTCATATGCTTGTTCATATGCTACCTTTTTATTTCCGCTATATCTATCTATCCAGTAGTTAAAACTAATACGTTTTTCTGATAGAATCATGCTGTCAACTAATACTGGTAGCATATTTTGTTTGAAGTAGTTTGCAAAATGGTCTAGAGAATCTTCGTTAAGAGTTGTTTGGCTTGAAAATTGTCTATATGTACTTTCTATATTATTTCTATTACAAGAGTGAAGTACATATGGTTGTGCTTTAATTAAATAATTTCCACCGAAACTTGGGCTCTTCTGTTTCATCATATTAGGTGTCTTACAATCACAAGTCAATAATTCTTCGGTAGTTTTATCACTGACTATTTGAGCATTAGCATTTGGTTTGTCTTTCGTACTCATTAGTCCTGAGGTTATCATCTTACTTAGCATTTCTGCTACATCGTTTGGAGAACAACTACCTGTATACACTTCGGGTATTTCTATACCGTTAACTCGCATGGTTGAAACTCCTTGAATATTTAATGAAAAGTAAACGGAGAATATTATTGAGATCTTCTGGTAAATAGTGGTATCTTTCTTAATAAACAGGTAAGCTATTAGTACTACTAGTATATAACTTTGGAACAATATAATTAGTTTTGTAGCGAGGTACGTGGTAATGTAGTTAATATACAATCTACATATACCTTTAATACCCTCCCTATCATATATCAACGCCATATTAATATAAAATAATATATTTACAAAAGCGATTACGCTCTCGGCTATTGATTGTAAAGCGGTCTTTGGCTCATCAATTATATTGTCACCAAATGCGCCTAATGGCGTCACGATGGTCATACACATTATTAACATCATGGCTCCTACCATGACACTGTTTATTCCTGCAGCATTAGATCTTACTCTTATTCTAAAACTACTTATCTTTCCAGCTAATGCTCCTACTAATAGGTATACTCCTGATCCACATTCATTGAACTTGTCGACTACCCAGTCATAAAACATATCTATTTGATTTGGCCCTTCCCTTGTTAATGCTGCATTAGCTCTACTAAGAGTATCTAATGTATCTTCTACCTTATTCTTAATGGTCTTAGGGAATTCTAACACATGTTTTATTGCTCGATCATATTTAATCTTATCATCTAACTGATCCTCCAATGCTTGTTGTTCCTCCTTCTTCGTGCCTGTGTTGGCATATTGAACTACGTCAGAAGCTATAAATTTATTAACTGTTATCATTATTTTACTATAAGCTTCCGCTATAAGTATGGTGATTAGTAGTGCTTGTTCCACTACATAACCATGGTCGCTAACTAACAGGTTAATAATACCTCTCATTTGATTTGCTGTTATATTACCTACAATGCTCTTCATGATCTTATTTATAATAGTAACTGGTACTTCCGCTTCTACTTGCACTAATTCCCATTTAACTAGGACATCATTAGGCCCCTTAAATTTGGTAGCTATTAGAATTTTCCCTCCATGATTATAATAATCCTGTTTTTCTCCACAATATCTTATTGGATTATCGCAGTTATTGAGATTTGGGTGGAAAAGATGGGAATAGCTAAGTACATTTTCTACTTTAATTGTGGGTTGTTGTTCATCTAACTTTACATTCGTTTTCCTTTTGTACTCAGTCATAAGAGAATTGTAGTCATTATTATCACTCTTATTGTCACCCACGACAAACGTCTTAATGTAAGCGCCATATATGTAATTCTCATCCCATTCTATTACCACTATAGGTGTCATCTTAATAAATCCATCTCTATATGGATATAATGTCGTAGTCTTTCCTTGTTCTGTATTAATATAGGCTTGTCCTACACGAGTTCTCTGATGGGAATATGCTCCTTCTAGATTACCTTTCACCCCCATAATAATATTCTCTCCCTGTTTCTTTACTATAGCTTCCCCATCTATTGTTGGCAATATATAATCGCTATCATCTTTCCCGAATATCCCTGTTATTTCCAAATGTGCCTTAATTAGTCCTGATCTTAGTCGTGCATTTGTATTATCGGAGATTTTTGAATAATACCCTGAATCTACTGACATGGTTATTATATTATTCTTGGGGCAATGCTTACAAAAAGCTGTTTTGAGGTCACCACAGTGACATATAGTATATAATTTACTATGATCGCTATTTTGTAATAATCTCTCCATTTCTATACGATATTTCTGCTGTCTTAGAACATCGGCATGATTTCTCTCTATATAATTTAACGAATGACCGAATATATCTTTTCTGATACTTCTTTCTGGGTTATCGCCTATCTTAATTAGATTAAACTTCTTAAAGGTCTTGCATAAATATGCATACCCTACTGTCTCGCAGAAATCTCGCTGCCATTGGCCTTTTGGGTGTGGATGCGAAGTTCTATCTTTCACATTCTCTAGGAAATTAATTTGGGGTAATAATCTTTGTATTGTGGTAATATCAAATTTAACAGTTGTCTTAATGGGCAATGGATCGTATCCATTAGGGCATTTTCTATAAACGTCATCTAATTCTAATGGTTTACGCGAATCTTCCAACTCTACTAGCATATCCTCCATTAGATTTTCTATATCGATATCGGAACTATTCTGGTTCGTATTAACTTCTTCCTCTACGTACACTTCTCCACTATCAAAGTAATCCATACCTAACATAATCTCGTTCTTACTTATGGATGGTAATTCTACTTCTTTCTCTTCCTCGATTATTTTAACAGGTTCATTGGATGGTGATGTATGATCACGCACTAGTGTGTTAGATGCAGTCTTAGTTGGTGGCTCTTCGTCGAAGTCGTCATCAGATTCTTCATATAGGCATCTACAATCGCGGCAGTATTGATAAGACTCTTCATCTACGTCATAATAGCATTCGTCTGAGGGGGAATAATCATATTTAAAATTTTCCATACATTCTATAAGGTTCTCATTTTCACTAATTGTTTTAATTTTGATTGGATTTAGATGCGAACAGTTCCCACTAGTATTAGGTGAGAATTTAGGTGGTAATTTAACGTCTAATTCTTCGTATAGGCATCTACAATCATGGCAGTATTGGTAACATTCATTATCTATATCATAGTAGCATTCATCTGAGTCGGAATACTTGTATCTATATTTTTCCATGCATTCTATTTCATATTCATCTTCACTGATTTTATTTATTTTAATTGGATTTAAGTGTGAGCAGGTCACTCTGTTTCCAGAGCTTCCATGCAGTGAACTCGGTGTTTCCACCTCATTCATTTTATTAGCCCTTGCGTGGCTAAAATTACAATTTTGTTTAGTACAGTTTTCACCGTAACGACAAATGTTTTTAT